AGTCCGCCGGGACTCCCTGAATGCGCTCTCGGCCAGCCGTCGAAAGTCCTTGGCGATAAAGTCGTCGGGGGATGTCATCTTCGGCCGGCGGCGTGTGAGCACACCGGTAATAGCCAGAGCCCCATTGGTGATGACCGACGCGAGGAGCGCCCACCTGTTCCGTTGCTCGTGGTAGCTCTCAGCCGTCTTCTGCCTCCGCAACTCGTGGAGGATGGCCAGCAGCTCGCTCTGCCGGTGCGACCGCGTCTGATCCAGCGTCCAGCCGAACTCCCGGGCCAGCAGGACTACGGTTTCGGCGTCAAGCCAGTCCGAGCCAAGCCCAGGAGCGGCGCCATCAGCCGCTTCAGGCCGAAAAAATGGACATCGACGAACGCCTCAACCAGAGCCTCCAGCTCGCTAGGGTACGCCTGCTTCACGTCATCGGCGGACAGCGCTGGGAAGAGCAGCGGGACATTGTCGTAGAACAGGTCCCAGTCGAGTTTATCCGCCAGTTTGGCGAGGTCGACCTTCGCCAGGCTGCCTCCCGATCCGGGGAACAGCTCGGCGACGAGCTTCTCGAGGTCGCCGATCCGCCGCTCCTGGACGCTGATCTCCTTGCCGTTGACGGTGACTAGCTTGGTTCGCACTTCCGAGCTTCCTCCCCGCGGGCCGCGTCGAACTGGCCCTCCAAATCGACCTCGGTGGGGCAGAAGGTGATCGTCGCCGAGTTTGCGCTTCCCCAGCCTAGCTCCACCTTAACGGCTGTGACGTACGCTAGCCGCTTATCATCGAGATACACCTCGGTCCCCAAGCCGTTCATCCTGGGGGCCGTGATCCTAAGCTTCATATGCCCCTCCTAGTTTCAATCCACGTGTTGAGACCACCACGACTCACAAACGCGCATACAGCGGGCCTACACCCTCGAAGTCGATGTTGTCCTGGACCAGCTCATCGGTGGGCGCCTCGATGCCTTCGGTGGTGATCAGCGCAAAGCCCTCGAAGCACCGCTGCGAGGCACCGGCGTCCACGAAAAGCTTGACCACGATGATCTCGCCGAGGGAGTCGAAGAACCGGCGGCTGCCCCAGTAGGCCTCGGCACTGCCGCTCCACCCGTTGATCGCGCGCTGGAACTCCTTCCATCCGCCAGACTCGAACGTCGTGGCATTCGAGTCGTCGCCCTTGGGGTCGATGGACCACTTGAAGAACCCGCCGGCCTGGACGATGGTGAGTGCCGTGCCGCTGACTGTTACGACATCAAGCGGATCCAGCGCCGCATCGAATACCACGACGCCCCCGGCGCGCTCCAGCAAGAACCCTGATGTGATCTGCTCGCCGTTCTTGCGGACGGTGATCGTCGCATCCAGGGGCCAGTAGCGGTATGCGGGGTCAGTGAGTTGATACCTGCGACGCCCCGCGTCGGGAGTCGTCGCCTCGTTGGTAAAGGCCGCTGGGGCGGTACCCACGTCCGAGACGTAGACCGCCCCCGTCTTGCCGCTAAGAGCCATGGCAACCGCCCCTTACGCTAGGGTCGGGGTCAACTGGCCGGTGCCCTGGAAGTCGCAGCTGATGCTGCCTTTATCGTCGACCGGCATCTCGATACTGAAGCTGACCAGGGCGCTGCCGGAGAACTTCTTGGTGGCGTCGATCCGGCACTCCAGGGCGACGGTGGTGCCGTTGAGCCAGGCGTTGATCAGGGCGGCCTGGCCGTTGGTGTCGTCGGTCTTGAGGTTGCCTTCGAAGGACCCCGACCACTCCTTGAGCCCGGCCAGGAACTCCTTCCAGCCCTGGCTGTCGAAGTTGGTCACGTCGAGGTTATCGGCCTTGCAGTCCAGCGACCACTTGCTGATCTCGGCCACCTTGTTGGCGCCGATGTAGACGCTGCCGCTCTTGCCGCTAAGCGCCATAGCCTATCACCTTACCTCTCCTTGATCACGTTGAAGTTGCAGACCAGCTCGCTACGGTTGTTCTGATCCAGCCCGATGGACGCCGGGCTCTGGTTGGCCCGGATTAGCAGGTACCGGGTGCCGTCGAGCGTGACATCCGCAAGGCCATGGAGCGCGTCCACGGCGGCCGCGATCGTGGCCCTGGCGGCTGGGTAGGTCCGATTCCGAACGCGCACCTGGAGCCCGGGCCGCTCTAGCGCCGGGGCGTCGCACATCGTGAGCTCCGTCGGGCTGCCGGCGTACTCGAACAGTGCAACGAGATCGTCGGGTTGGTCCGGCAGAAAGCCCTTGTGGATGTCGGTACCCACCGTCCCGATCCCTTGGGCCTGGAGGTAGGCCGCGATATCGTCGAGGAGCATCCGGACCACCTCACTTAGCGTCTCTGAGGGCCTTGCGAACGCGGAGCCGTGCAAGCTGCAGGATCTTATCCTTCAGCCGGTTGAACGGGTCTTCGAGGTACTTGGCCTTGCGGCCGGGGGTCGATAGTGGATTCCGCGGGTCCGGGTGTCGCAACGTGAGATCCTCGTGCTGCCGCAGGGCATACGGGGTACTGAAGGACACATACACGGCGTCCACTTTCTCGGCGACAGTCACGGTCCCAGACCGCTGCATGGTGCCTGAGGCGTGCGGGATCTCGGTCTCGCTCTCGGTGAGCACCAGCTCGCCGCCATCGGCCAGCGCACTCATCGCGGCTTTCCGCGCGAGTTCCCTCGCCGACCGACCGTCGAACCAACTGCGCTTGCTCACACCGCGACCTCCCGGTGGGACACCGCCCCGCCGAGATCCGGCACCTCGCCCACCGCGATGATCGGCCAATCCCGGCCGCCGTAGTTCAGCACGTCTCCCGGCCGCACGTATTCCACGAGAAATACCCTGGCCTCAGAAACGACTTCCTGCCCCTGGGCGTTGCGCACGAGGCGCCGCTTAGCCTCCCAGCGCACTTTGATTGGCGTGCCGGGCTCCTCCGGTTGCGGCGGGTAGCCGTCCGCCGAGACCATCCGTTTCCAGACCGCTGCCTGGTGCATGTACGCGGCAGCAAGGCTCACGCCATCCTCACCGCCCCGCTGTGTGGCTGGAGTAGCGCCCGCGCGGCGGGATGTAGCGCTGGCCGTCGGCCGTAGCTCTCGGATATCGAGCCCGCGGATGCGCTCGTGACACCCTGGGCAGTCAGCCGGGAGCGTACCGCGGCGCTCGTGTCGCTCGCCAGATCCAGGCGCGCCAACGCCTCGACCACCACCGCCAGCCGCACGACCTGGTCGCCAGTCGCCTGGGCCAAGTCGTGGCCGGGCTGAGCCGAGATCGTCAGCCAAGCCGCGTCCAGTGCGCCCTGCCGGGTAGCGTCTGAGGCGTCATCCCACGCTGTCCGGGGGAGGGATGAGAGCAGGGCCGCCTGCTCTATCAGCGGCCCTGCGGTCTCGGGAGTCAGGATTGATGGGGGGAGCATGGGTTACTCCCCCTTCGGCGGTGTCTCGGCCTTATCGTCTGCCGGGGTCTCCGGCTTGGTCTCAGGTTTGCTCGGCTTCGGTGCCGGCGCGATCCGGGCGTAGCCCTTGGCCACAAGAGCCTTGGCCGCCGCGGAGTCAATCGGGAAGCTTTCCTCAGGACGGTACGTCCTGTCGCCCGACCGGATCGGCTGCAGGGCAACTACGGTTACCGTGCCAGCCATGCTAGACGACCTCCGCCAGGAAGATGCGGTCCGCGCCCGGGAACGTAGGGAACGCGATAGCCGCACTCTTGGTGTACTGGACTGGTGGGTCGGTCTCGCGGGTGATCCCGGCCCAGAGGCCAGGGGCCTCTTCGGTGTTGATGGTGCCGGCCTCGACCATCCCCAACGCCTCGGCCGTGGTGCCCATGAGCAGGTTCCCTAGCGGCTCAGGGGGCAAGAGCACGAACCGGTTCGCCGGGAAGAGCCGGGTCAGGGTCCGGGCGCCAGCAGCGTCCTCGACCCACACCTGGCTGTCCAGGGCCGCCACCTGCGGAAAACCGAATCCCTGCGCCCAAGCATTGTACTCGTTGAGGGTAGGCTCCCGCTGGACCTGATTCGCAAAGTTCCGGCCCAAAACCAGCTCGCGGATTGACTGGTGCGCGAGCAGGGCTCGGATGACCGGAGTGCTGGTCAGAGCGCGCATCGGGGTGAACCCTTGGGCGTCTTCCACAGCCTGAATCCAGCGCGTGATGTCGTTGTACGGGGTGCTGGCGGCGTTGTTCCAAACATTTGCGCCCAAGAGGACTTCGCGCTGGCCAACCGGAATTCGGAAGTCCACCTGCAGCTGAATGCCGCCTTCGGCTACGTTGATGACACCCATGTTGGTGAGAGCCTGCAGGCAGAACGCGGTGATCCGGGCAATGACGGCATCCCGCATCTGTGTGATGTCGTCGTACCGGCGCATGATGAACTGCCGCACTTCCTCGGGCAGCGTCGCGTTCTGCTGGATCCTAAGGAGCAGCAGGCGCTCCTTCTCGCCGAGGCGCAGCTTGCGCTGAATCTTCGGCATGTCCCCGACGATGCGGTCGCCGATCGGCGGCCGGCTGGCCAGCGGGGCCTCAACGTCGTACGGGGTCAGGGTGGCCATGATTGGCCGGTTATTCTGGCCGACCCAGTACTCATAGCTCAGGTCCAGGACGTTCCGCACGGGGAACAGCTCCTGGGCCAACTGCCACGCCACGGAAAGAGGGCCATCGTTGACGGTCCCTAGATCCCTGGCGTAGAAGAGGATCGCGCGGGGCGAAAGCTCCCGCAGTTGCGTCTCGTTAGCCATGTCTCATTCCTCCACTCTCGACCGGCCTACCGGAACTCGAAGCGGGTGAGATCCGCCTTGCCGGCAGCGTCGAGCCCGATCAGGCGAGCCTCACGGACGACACCCCAGGTGACCGCAGCCGCAGCCGCATTGCCGTGGCGCAGGTTAATCGTGTTGAGCAAGATACACCTGGCAACGGCTCGGCCATCAAGCGCTGCGTCGTCGTATGGCCCGAAGATACCGGGCGTTGCCGCGATCTCGCCGAGCACGGTACCGGCGCGCAGGATCCGATCACCCTCGGGATCCGGGGCCACCGTGTCCCGAGAGAGCGTGATCGGCTTGGTGATCATCTGGCGGCTCGCCAGAAACTCAACGTCCGTCGCCGGAGTGGCGACGACGCGTGGGTTCAGAATCATACTCCGATCAACTCCTTGCGTTTATCGTGGGGGCTACTTCCCCCGGTCCCAGAAGCTCTTGCGCTCGCCGGAGCCCTTGCGGGCCTCGATCATGCGCTTGGCCACGTCCTCGTCCTTCTCCGCACCGCCCCCGCCCCCGGCGGGAGCAGACCCTCCCACGGCGCCAAGACCAGCCTGTGCCTTGAGGTGCGGTTTGCGTGTCAACAGGGCTTCCACGAGGTTGGCCATCGTGCGGGCCTTGCCGTCCGCGCCAGCCTTGATCTTGACTGAGGCCGACTCCAGGTCCGCCTCGGCATCGGCGAGCTCTTGGCCCGCCAGCGCGAAAGCGTCGTCCACGTCCACCACGCGCCCAGCGGCCGCGGC